TTTGCAATGGTCTGTATCAATCCAACATCTAGGTAGTAACATTGTAGTTGCATGTATTCCATCTTCAAATGGAATCTTAGGAACTACTTTAAAATTAATACCTAATTGATAAGCAACCTCACGTCTAGTTTTACCATTACCAAAGTCAGTAACTTCAATATCGTGTGGTGCGAAATGATCTTTATAAACGTAATCTTTAGTTTGTAGCATTTGAACATAGTGTGGTAACCCTTGACCACGTTCTTCATAGTAATCTATTATATTAATTGCTCTTCCCATTTGTTGAAAGAATATAACTGCTGAATGATCTGACACTCCTAGATCCCATGCTGTGCTAACTGGTAGTGATGGATCATAAGGAACTCTTGTTAGCTGCCTAGCATCTTCTATCTTAGCAATAGTATCTCCATAAACAGCACCTTCTATATTTGCAATCCAATCGCATTCAAATTCTTGTTCGTATTTTTTTTCACCCATTACTTTTCTTGCCGCAACAAGTTCGGAATCATCTACTATTTTAGTTTGTGATGCCTTAGCTTTATAATGAAACCACTCTTCATCTCCTTGTGCGTGCTGGTATAATTCGTAGAAATTATTATTTGTTCCTTGTGGTGTACCAATAAATACGCACCATCCTTTTCTATCTGACAATGCTGGTCTTATAATTTCTGTAAATAACTTACCTTGTACGTTTGCATACTCATCAATAACGCAACCATCTAAATAGATACCTCGTAATCCATCTGAGTTCTCTGAACCTAACAATGTTATCCTTGCACCATTAGGAAGATCGCATCGTAATTCTGTTTCATTGAATTTAACACCAGGTATTAATGATGTGTACTGTTTCATATAATCCCACGCAATAGATTTGGCTTGTTTAAAGGTGGGTGCTATGTAAGCAAAACGTGGATTATTGTTTGTTGATTTTAAAGCTGACATTAATAAATGATTAATCATACATACTGTTTTGCCAAACCTTCTATGGCAGACTAATACAGACCATCTTTTTTTCATTAGTTTAAAATGAAGTCTTGTTTGCTCTCTTCTTGGTGAATAGGGTATTTTATATTCTGAATTATTAGATTTTATAATTGTTTCGGTAATTGGTGTTAGCATGACTAATGAATTAATTTAGATTTTGCATCGCTTATAATTGCGTTCTCAATATTCAATAACATCATTAACCAAGAACTAAAGATTGCTGAATGTTCTTTGTCTTCAAAACCAGTAAACTTAACTGTAATAGAGTTATCTTGATTTATAAATACAACTGCTTTTACATTAGCATTGTAATAATCTTCATCATCTTGGTGCATTAATCTGTTCATATACTATTAGTAGTATTTTAATATTATATTAAGGTTGGTCAGGCAAAGAAAAAGGTGGTGGGTTGTTTGTGGATATAACCATTATGAGTTAGCGATTTTGTTTGTTGTGTGGCTGGAGGTAAACTGACTATGGCTAAGGGTATCCTAATAAGTCCCATATATATCAATATAGAAAGTCTGGCGGCTTTTTTGGGTGTACCCCCTCCTTTAATAAGGAATTTTAGCAAAACCTTTAAAAAGTTTATTGCTTTTTTTTAAATGTAATTGTTCGGATGCAATTATAAATAGTTTATTCCTATAACTTTTTATTATCACACTAAACTTTATTATAACTTACGCTATAAAGTGTTGCATAAATACAACATCCGATTACATACACACGTTTTGATTGATGCTTAATGTATTATCTAAATCCAACTTTACTACACATATATAATTAATTGATCTTAATAGTTACCAACACAATCAAAGGTTTTAATTGGTGTAATGTTTTCTTTTAGTCTGTCTTTAGTTTGTATTTAATTCCTTTTATTCAATCTATAGTTAAGCTGTGGATATATTCTTTTCTATTATAATCTTTTCTTTCTGCTTCCCTTTTCTTTTAAAACAATTAACCGCATAAAATAACACTCTAAAGAAATAAGATAATAAATTCAATAGCTTAATATTTTTGTTAAAATAATGATTTACTTATTATTATTCATACCCTAAAAGGTTATTAACTAAACAATAAAGGAGAATAAAAATGACAAAGTTCAATACTCTAGTAAAGTTCAAAGATGCATCACACATGTATAACAGAGATCATAAAGCAGCTTTTAAAAATGCAATCTCAAAGGGTTTAGATAATCCTGAAAGCTGGATGTATATGTATAGCCAAAACAACAAAGACTTCTTTAAAAATATATCAATGAGAAATTACATCAACTTTGAATTTGAAATTAAGGAGGTTGCGTAAATGCTTTGGTTATTTGTAGGAAGTATTGCAATCATAATAGTTATGTTTGGATTTTGCCTTGTTAAAATGGCAAACAATTTAGATTAAGTAAAGCAGCATAATTTTAACAACTTATTACTCCATATTTTTATGGAGTAATGAGATCTTAAAATAGATCTATACTATCATTGACAACCAATAAGGCTAATATTATAGTATAAACACAAACAATAACTTTGAAAGGGTTATAATATGACAAAAGTTAAAACAGTAGATAAAACAGAACAAGAAAAAATTGAGGCGTTAGCTAAACATCTAGACTGTTCCATTAATGAAGCGGTTGTTAGTATGGATGATTATTTGGTTTATACTGATGATGAGGCTGATGAAGCTGTATATAATTACATTGATGAAAGCGTTTGCTATTTTAGATCTGATTTTATTGCAGCTCATGCTGAAGTAGATGAAGAAGTTATTAAAAAACTTCAGGAACTTCACGAAAATAGCAATCAAGCAATCAAATCATTAATAAAAGACTTTGATCATTTTGTTAATGATGCTGTCTTGTGTGATGGAAGAGCTCATTTTTTATCAAGTTATGATGGTGAAGAAAATGAAGTAAATGTAAATGGTAATACTTATTACGTTTATAGATCTAATTAAATAACAACTGAAAGGGTTATAAAATGTCTAAAATAAAAAAAATGTGTCAAGAATACTTAGGCAATAGAGGCGTTTATCAATCAATAAAAAGATGTGCCAAGTATAAAAACATGTGGTTTATTGTTTTTAAAGAGTACCCAACTGATGTTGAAATTTCATTCAATAGCTATTGTTATGAATGTTATGATGAAATTGATACAAATAAAATGAAATGGAATAAATCTTTTTATCAATCAATTAAAGACAAAATAGATCAAGAAAAAAAATTAAAGGAGGCTGCATAAATGACTGGCTACACAATAAATAAAATTGTATTTACAAAATACGATAATAATGGAGATGAAGTTTGCGACAAAAATGGCAATCCAAAACTATATACTTTTAAAGATTGGGTTGATTGCTCTCATATAGCTGAAACTGTTTCAGATGATGAGGTTGAAGAAATAAAAAGTAATTTAATGGAGGTTGCCTAATGTTTAATAGATCAGACTACAAAGCATTAGCAATTACTACTATCATAATAATACTAGGATACGCTTCAATTCATTTGTTAGTGTACCTGGATGAATATTTTAAATTAACTGCCTACTAACTAATGAAAGGAAAAATAATGAAACAAGATGACAAAGTTTGTATGTATTACATAGCTGAAAGACTTACAGACATATTAAAAATGAAAAATAAAAATAAAGCATTTAAATTTTTAAATGAATTTAAAGATGAAATAATTCATAATTTAGGAGCTAATGCTTTTTATAATAGATACATCAAGGAAGGTAAAGAATGACTTCAATTCAACAGTTAAAAGAGCATATAACTAGGCTTAATGATGAAAAACTATTAAACCAATTTGATCTTTATTCATCGTTTAATTTACAAGATACGAAGGAAGTAATTTATTATAAAATTATTGAATATGAATTACATAAAAGAAAATTGCTTGATCATAAAATAATGGAGGATAATTATGAGTATGAACATGCACAGTAAAAAAAAGATCATATTAAATACTGATGACATTGTAGCTAATAGAAAAACTTTAAGCCTTAAACTAAACGTATGGAAGAAAGTTATCTCCTGTGCTGTACATGAAGAGATGACAATATCTAAGCTAATAAATAAGCTCATAGATAAGCACATTGAAGAAAACAATTACAACGTAGAGGATATGTTTAATAATAAATTGGAGGTGAAACAAATACTATACAGAGAGAACGAGGCGTTAGCCATTGACTATAAATTTGATAAGCAATTCTAATTATTTGGCTTGCTTTCTAATTCCTTTGTCTTGACTTCCTTTAGTTCTTCAGCTTCAAGATCTAAATATTGCTTCTGAAGTTCAGCACTATCAAGCCATGACACAGTGATACTTTGTTTAACATTGCTTTCTTGTGGTTTATTGTCAGAGTATAGATCTGTAATTTTAGTAGCCAAAAATTGTATGAACTTTGTCTTCTCCCTAGTCCATGCAATAACATTAGGATCTAATTGCTTACCATTTATATCCTGCATGTAGATCTCTAATAGATGATCAACTAAAGTTTGAACGCCTAACTTTTGAGCCTCTAATATTCTAATCTTTGCTTCCTTGTTTTCTGGCTTTCTTAACCAAAAGTGAAATTTGTACAAGCTGATCGGCAATACCTTTTGATCTGAAAAAATTTCTGTAAGTGTTTTGCCATTTACTAGCAGCTCTTCTACTGTACTCAGAGCTGAATTGCTTATTGTCAATTCGTTCTTTGATATTTCTTTCGTAGTAATCTCTGACATATTCTATCGGTTTATCTTTAAATTGTTTTAAAGTACAGAGCTGTCTGAGCCTAGAGCTATGTGAATAATTTTCTTTTTTAAATCCACCTTTTCCAGCTCTATTCCTAAAACCAAAGTAATCAGAATTCTGACCACCATGAAAACGACATAGGTATTTCTGAACGCCTTCTTTGGTAAAGCTATTTGTAGGGTAGCCTTTACTCTGACAATAAGTGCCTGATAACCTTGACATACCCATACAGAATATCTTCTTGGATTTAAATCCTGCCATAATGTACTATCATTTCTTTATTGGTTCGCCTTTCCAATTCAATCCATTTCTTTTATTGAACTCAATCTTCTTACGATAATTAAAACTTCTGTTCTTTGCATTCTTTGATACCGCTGCTGTCATGGCTTGCTCTACAATATGCTTTGGCACAGCTCTTGCATCACGCAGCTCTTGCTCTTGGTACTCAATGGCTTGTTGTATGTAATAAGGATGTTTATTATAATAGCTTTGTAATTCTGCCAGAGGTACACTAGCTAGTTCAACTATCTTAGTCTGTTTATCTATATCTTTACTATTAACTATCTTATCTATTTTATTAATATTCATTCCATTTTTTATTAATATTGTTTTATTAATATTAGTTTTATTAATAGATACCTTATGGATACCACTGAGGTATCTATTAGATACCACCTCGTACCTATTGGATACATCATTAACTAACATTATAGGTGCTAATGTGTATAAATTAGTAGAAGACAGCCGCCTTTTTATTAGAAGTTTAGCATCAATCATTAGTCTAATGCAACGATAGAGAGTCATGCGAGATAAGCCGATCATGTCTTTAATCTTAGAATAGCGAGGATAACAACTGCCTGTTTTGGGATTAGCAAAGCGAAGAAGAACTAAAAGTATCGCCAAGCATTGAGCCTTACGTTCCTCTGCTAAGCCTAGATAGCCAGTATGACTAAATAATCCTATTGGTAGCCTAACGTGTTGATTATATTTAGCCATTATATTATGTGCATGTGTGTTGTTCTCTGAGCCAATTTAAATAACCTATATATTCCTGCTCATTTAATTCAACCATAGACCCCTCAGATATAGGGTCTATTTCCTCTAAAATGGCATTAATTTTTGATACAATAAAGGTTGGGTGAGCCATACCCTCTATGTTATAATAAACTATATAAGCAGGGATGTTTAATTTAGTACCAATATCAGCAGTAAGATAGGCAACTTTATTATATTTACCTACATCATAGGTTGTTTCAATAACTGCAATACCATTGTTGCATCTTCCACAGTATTCGTAGCTATCTATATCAATCATTCTAAATTTACTGGTATCCTGAACTTTCCTATGCCATTCATTGTACCAATTAACTCTTGCTTG